TGAAGATATCGAAAACATCTGTACTGAAACAGAAGTAACCACTTTTCATATGAATAGTGAGAGAAACCGTAGTTTGTCCCAGTATGAGATGGCGTTAGAAACTACTAATGAGATTAAGCGTGTTAACGTTAAGAACACTAAGGTCTGGAACAATATTACACCCATTATTATACCTAGTGTATGTAAAAATGATGTTTGTGACCTTTCTAACTTGGTTCGTCGGAATAAACGTAGCGTTTTAGTTGTAGGAGAGAAACAACGTCGCACCCAAGTTCTTGGAATAATGGGAGATATTGCACTTATTAATAAGCATAATTTTCAAAAACCTATAGAAGGTAGATGGCACATTGTGGTTTCGTTAAGCAATATCGAGATTGAGGGAACTCATACTCGTGACATCATAGTAACTGTTGATGATCTCATTGATGTTTCTGATGATGTAGTTATGGTGCGTTTGAATAGTATTCAGTTTAAAAATATTGTGGATTATATTATCCCTAGTTTGAAACATGTTGATAGTTCTTGTAATGCCTATTTTGATGGTGTTAACGTTCGTACTGCAATTAAATATGATCCAACCCCGATGTATAATGGAGATAATGAGACTATCTTGGTAGCAAAAACTTGGACATATGATTTTCCCGATCATACTCCTGGGATGTGTGGAACCGCACTTATTGTAGAAACTGGGCCCGGATATTGTATCGCTGGTATTCATTCTGGTGGTGCACAAAATTCACCTTCGTGTTTCGCTGCAACTTTTGTTCGTGAAGACATCGATAAAGCTCTAATTGCTATGTCGGAGAAAAGTTTCAAAATGCCAATTTGTTCTGAGGGAATGGTTCTCAAAGAAATGACTGTGGACGTCCACCGGAAATCACCATTTCGGTATGAGCATCTTACTGGCATTACTTTGTTTGGAGGATTGAATGGCAAAAAACGAACTTTTGGTAAGTCTCGTGTTGTTATTAGCCCTTGCTTCAAAATGTCGCAAACATTATTGAAGGTAGATGCGTTTGAGGATGGTATGCCAAGATTTGCAGCTCCCGCAATGAAACCTTTTGTGAGAGATGGTGAATACTATTCGCCCATTAACCGTGCTTTGAAAAAATTGGACAAGTCCGATCGTGCTCTTGATCCATTTCTACTTGAGAAAGTGGCAAAGGAAGTTCTAAATCGAATTTTAAAAATTGATATAGAAGTCAGTCCACTGAATCTGGAAACAGCCATAAATGGTATTCCAGATGATCCTGAAACCAGGCGAATTAATCCTTCCACTGCTGGAGGGTTTAAATACCCGGGAGTAAAGGATTCTTGGATTCCGATAGTCGTTGATGGAAATATTGTCATACGCGAGCCAATTGAATCTGTGAAAACAGATATTCTAGAAGCCTATAAACACTACGAGATTGGCGAGACTGTTGATGCTGTGTATAAAGCGGCATTGAAAGATGAACCACGTCCGTATCGTAAATGTTTAAATGCGAGTACACGAGTATTCTATGCATGTTCTTTACGTGATTTGATAGTGGCCCGTCAGTTTTTATATCCGTTTTTTGCCTTGTTCCCCCAATATCCT